GCGCTTTTAAACCGTATCGGTTTAAACTCCTAGTACAGAGACTTATCATTTGCTAAATCACATCCACCTCCGCCACGCAGTGTCTCACCTACTTGCCAAGGCTGTCAATAGCGTAGCATTTATGTTCAGGGCGCTTTTTCCCTGGTCCTGCAACAGTGAGCACACCACCATCCCGCAAAGGTTTATGGCCAAACGTATGTCTTTAGGGGTGCCATACTGTAACCCCTGATCCTGAAACTGGCTGATCTTCTCAGCTAGAGTGGTTGTGTCGGCCCGTTTCTCCTCCTTCAGAGTATGTATTTTGCCTGTCCCTATCCATTCTCCCCGGGGCCCTATTTTCTCAACAGACCCACTGTCAATATGCGTCTGATGGCAACCCAGCCCACCGCACCTGCTACTTAGCCGGGCGTAGAACTCAAGCCGTGACGCTATTCTAGCATAGCTATGCCCGAACCTACTGTAACTATGCGAATTCAACATGAAAGAACTCACTGCGTCGGACACCTTACCGCTACACACCCGTCCCCAACGGTATATGCAGGTAGCCATCCTCCCGGGGCCAATCCTCGGCTCCCAACTGTGACAATTCACCATCTCCAGGATTGCAACAGTAGGGCTGTCCTGCCATTCGCAGAGTTCGTTGGCGAGCGATAGGGCGCTCACCGTTCCTCCAAACACCCCTAAGGCATGCCTGGGTATGTTACTCTGTATTATAGCCTTCCATAGATCGCCTTCTTCAATCCCGCCAACGCACGGTCTGCACTGGCCGGTGGCACGGTCTTCCACCACACCAATCAGCTTCCCGGGCAGTGTTACTATAGAACAGACGATAAAGCCTTTGAGCGCCTCGCAAACCCGCACACCCCACTCTAGACCACTAGTGCCTGCCTGTGGGTCGCATGAGCATATCTTAGCTATGGCCTGTGCCAGCCCAAAATTCCTGACCTCGGCTGCCATGATGCGGTTGATGAAATCAGACCACTCGTCTCGTAGGACGCACACTTTATACCACTTCGTTATCAATTTGTGCGTTATACCCGGTATTCTCTCAAGTGCCGAATCATTGTCCCCCCAACGCCTACACAGCTCTAACCCTAGGCTGATTGCTATAGCCTCATTTAGTGGCATAGCAGACGGCTGATCACCAACTGCCCAAACCAGATGTGAAATTGTGCTCAGACTACTTTGGCCTAGTAATTTTTCCAGCACCAGGCATTCTGCCCTGCCGACTTCAAACTTGAACCCTACTTGGTCAAGCTGTTTGATGACTTTATTTTCAACAGCTAGACCAGGAGCTATTCTTGGGTATGAGACCTTCATCCCAAACATCTGCCCTTTCAACTCGTTCAAACTCCCGCCGACTAACAGACCGAGGCTCATTATGTGCTTCCGTTCCTCCATTGTCAGATTGAGCCCCATGAAGGTGCCGCTACTAGCTACACACTCACGGAGGTTGGCCATCACGCTCTTCCAGTGGCATCGGCGGACTCCGTAAAATGGTAGTAATCGGTTACCCAAACCGCAATGCATCCCTATCCCTTTCCAGTGGAGTAGTAAGCCTAGGACAAAACGCTCATGCTCACCCTTTTGGGCGGAAAGTATATATTGAACGTCATCATGGCCTGACAAGTCAGAATGCGATCCAAAAGTGTCGAGCGACATCACCCTGGGGTTCCAGTCGGCGTCAACGAAACTCACGTCGCCAATGGTCTCCGTCACCTTACTTAGGAATTTGGCCCATTTGTTCGACGTAAAACCGAATCCTTTGTAGCTCTGCAGCCCGCTCAGGTGCACTTGATAGTCTACCGACTCTCGTGGAACCTTGCCCTTATCATAGTATGTCACCATGTCTTCCAAATCCATTTTCGTACTTGTCAATCCGGGACCCTGGCTCATCAGCGGATCGGTCAATCCAAAATCACTAGGCCGACTGACCGTTATACCAAAAGCAATACATATCCGGTAAGCCAGCATTCTTGTTTCTTCGTAACTTTCCGATGTGAGCAGAGTACCGGCGCCGGCTTGCTGCTCAGCAACTTCAGCCATGTTCTTCCGAATCAGGATCTCCTCAAACTCCTGCCTTCCCTGGCAAGCCTCTAAAACAACTCTCTCGTCCATAACTATACCTCCAGCACACTCTACATTCAGACCTGCCAGCAAGCAAGCATCCTGGGCCACCAGCACCCACCGCTCCTTAGGTCTTAGCAATGCCAGAGTCTTCTTTGCTTCAGGCAAGAGTACTGACAGTGCACACCCTATGCTGGCACCTCCTGCTATCCTCTCATACACCTCATCCAGCAATTCGTTTCTTTTCTTAGGGCTGATAAGTGAGTCAAAATCTACCCAACCCTCCTCGCGAGCTAAGGTTGTCTTTCCATGACCCATAGGCATTACAATGCCTACGAAGTCACTGCGTACCTCATCCTCTGAGGGTACGGGTATAGTGTGTTTCGGCATCTCAGCACCGTGTAGGCGCTTCATCCTTGAAATGGCATCCGCCACCTTGGCCCTCGCCCTTTCCTGATCGGCCCAGAAATCCTCCTTTCCATCTTTGTCCTTCTGACGTGACGGTTCACGCAGTTTTTCCATCGCCCTGTGGTAGTCCTTGCGGCTCTTAGGTTCACTCGTGCCTGGCCGCTTTGACGTCTTATGCCTATCCAATCGTAACTTGTCAAGTAACCTGGCTAAACCCTGCTTTTCTGAAACGTCCTCCCGGTATGTACCACGTCTGCGATGTTTGCCGGCTGACCTTGCCTGTCGGTTGACTACGCCATCAACTGCGACATCAAAATCGTCGATTGCATCATCTATTTTTATACTCAGGCCGTCCAACTCCCCATCGTACTCCCCGCTGTTACTACGAGGCGTGTACAGTGGCGGTGGCATATTTCCGTTTACATCTATCTCGCGAGCCTTACCCTCTGCTCGACGATGTCGCCGACTATACGTATCCCGCCGACCGCGCCTATCCGAGGGCGGGCCCTCAAAGGTACGTTCTTCATAAGACAGATGCGACATAATTGCTTCGTGTACCTAATAATGTATGTTGTATGTGTAGTATGCTATGTATTTGGTTCTCAGTGTGTATATATTGTTGTCTACCTTGCGGCTACCCCACAGGGGTTTCGATTCTCCTCAGGCCGCTAGGATTTTTGTTTTTTATCA